TGTCTGATTTTGTAAACTCTAAAATCATGTCATTAAAGTCTATTAAGTTGTATTCTTTTTTATAATTCTCTAATTCATTTGCAATAATAACTAATTTGTCATATTCAACATCTTGATTATGTTCTTGTAAATTAAACTGTCTATCGAGTGTGGTATTTCTAAGTTTGGCTAAATTAATAATGCGTAAGTAATCACTTTTAGTTGTAAACAGTCCTGTTTCCTCGTCATCATAATCATTATAATCAAGTGGAACATTTATCTGTCTGCCTAGATCTTCATAATGTCTGCTTTGCATAACATTATTTTTATTAATTCCTAGACGTCTAAATGCTAATGAATGTAAAGTTCTAAAATAAGGAAGATCATCTTCAGATAAATTAAATTTATCCATGGCTCTACTCTTAGCTTCGTTGGCTGCTTTTTTAGTAAAAGCAAAATAGCCTACTTTATCAGGGTCAGTATTTTTTAAATAATCTTCTACCTTATTTAAAAGAGTCCATGTTTTACCTGTTCCAGGTGGTCCCAATACAATGGTTTTCATTTTATTTTCCTAAAAAAATTTCTCCAAAATGCTGATCGAATTATAGAAACTACTGTAAAAATTAAAGCAATTCCAATACTGTCTAAAATTGTGGGATGTAATCCAAATAATGGAAAAATTGTTAATTGTATAATTATGGCAATTATAAGACCAGTTCCTACATCAATAAAACTTTCAATAAAGCAACGTTTAAGCATCAATACGGATCCTTTGGTTTGAGTTGTTTAGATTGATAAGTATTTTCTGGTTTTTCAAAAGCATCAACAATCATTACGCTTGGTCTTTTCTTGCCTATCGTAATCCGGTTATCATCCTTGCATTCACAGTGTTCTTTTAACATTTGCTGAGTAGGTTGAGATTTCTCTCCCCATTTTTTTCTTTGTAAGTATCCATGAAAAAATTTAGCAAAAATAAAATGATGCTTACCTTCAGAAGTCCAAACATTTCCTCTTAAAATATCTGCTTTAGTTGTATCTTTTGCAGTCCGGTTAGTACAAAATTCTTCTAGATGATCTTTAAGTTGATCAATAATAGATGATCCTTGTGGTGCTTTAATAATTTCTATGCCTGCTAATAACAGATCTGTGAATTTATCAAACTCTGGTCCTTTAATTCTAGGTGGTTTTTTATCTATTTGTTTAGCAACAGATCTTCTAAACAATCTTTGTTCTATTAAATGATCAATAGTTTCTAGTTTTACTCTTTCTCCATCGACATTAACCCAATAATATGGTTCGTCTAAATCTACTTTTTGTAAATCACTAAGCTCTGGAAATACAGATTCTCCACCAATACCATATTTTCTAGTCTTACATAGTTTTTTATCACAATGACTACACATTGGTTCTTCATTGCATTTAAATCCTAGTTCTTTTTTACTATTAAATTTAATTTTATCTTGAATAATTTTGTCGTCTAAAGGCTCAGAAAAATATTTATAATTAAAAGGATTAACTTTTTTGCTCCATTCTTCTGGCCATTTTCTTTTGGCATATTGAATATATTGATAAAGAACTCTGTCTCTACCATCGTCTAATTTATTTTGTGTTAATGATTCTAAACATGGAGGACCATCACTGAATTCTGACTCAGGTCTTTTAATTTTAAGTTGCTCTAGTTGTTCTGGAGTTAATATATTTCTTTCATGGAGCCCAAAAAAACCTTCTAGTGTTGCAGCCTCCCCATTCTCCAGAAAAGCATACCTCGTTGTATCATCGCCATTAAAGTATGGTAAATTTAAAAAGTTCCCTGTATCCTCTTGTGATTTTAATTCTACTTGTTTCGGAAATACTTCAGATCCTCCATATCCCAACACTGCACTAACTGACAAGAGTTTATCTCTCATTAATTGAGCCGTCACTGGAACAGTGGTAAAACAAAATACATGTGCTCCTCCACTCTTCGATCTACATACTACTAATGGTAGATTAAGTAATTTAATTTTATTTATTAATTTTTTATGATCAAATCCTGCATATGAATCTATATCAATACATCCCCATATACATTTGTTTTCATCATTAATTGGAATGATTCCTAAACTTGGTTCAATTCCTTGTAAATGGTTACGCCATAAATTCTCTGTGACAGGATCTCTTTTTACAAAAGATTTTCCTTTTATTTTTTCACCATTTCCTTTTTTATCAACATAAGTGACACCATGAGCACGTTCTAATCCTTTAAATATATTTATAAATCTTTCTATCATAATTTTGTCTTGGGCGTTTCCACTCTCGCTTTCACGCCCAATCCTAGGAATCTAGTTTGCACTAGATGATTAATATGGTGAATCGCTTTTTGATTCGTCAGATCCGTGTTTAACTTTCACTTGACCTTTGCTGTTTTTTTCAGCAAAGCTTTTAGCAATCGCATAAACACCTTTATCTGTAACCGGACCAACTTTAGATACATCCCATCCAAACCATGTTCCTTTGTCATTCGACATCTGAACAGTCTTTAGATTATAAATGTGGCTATATGTTGGCGGTGTGAATAAGCCATTTTTGCCTTGTAGCTTAAGACCCATCATCATCGAATTCCATTTACGACTAATCTTTAATTGAGTAGCCTTCATAGATATCAAAGCTGTTGATGGAGTTTTACCCATAAGAATCACAAAGTGATTCGCAGTATTTTCCAGATAATTACCGTTAGGTAATCTATCCTTCCAAGATTTATCACGAGTAGTTGTACTCACAATATCACTATCTGCACTATGGATTGCTACGGGAGCATTTCCAGATTGACCTCTGTCTTGCCATTCGACATATTGTCTTTCATAATGGACAGGTATAACATTTATACCTTTTTTTCCATCGTAAAGCTCTTTGGTCACGCTGTTTACAATCATTCCAGGTTCTGCTCCGCTAATAAATTTGGCATTTTGTTTATTAACCTCCGGAGATAATTGTCCTAAAACTTTCAGAAAGGGTAATGCAAGATCTTCTTGCGTTATATTCTGAGAGCCTGCACCTGCATCAGCTTCGAAGATATTCGTAGCCAAAGCACCTGCTTCTTCTTTTTTTTGTACTTGGTTCATGTTTATTGTTTCTTCTTTATTGTTGTTTTATTTCCAACGAATACGTTGAAAAGTTCCGTTGGCATTTCTTTACCTGCCTCAATACGCTCACGGACGAGCGCTTTAAGAGTCATGGGCTCAACCTTCAACTTTTGTGTTGGTTGAAACCCACGCTCTTGTGCAAGAGCAGCATAATCAGCTGCCTTGTTATCTTCGTTACGACCAAAAGACACGGATATCTCATTTTTGATTATGTCTCCTAGTCCATTGTTACGAAGCCAGTTAAACGCCCCTTCTCTATTTGCTAGAGTAATGTTGGCGCTATAATTTGGTTTAACATCTACTGAAGATCCATCCATAAGTTTAAGATGAGATAAACCCATCTCGGACATCATAGTTGGAATTACCTCTCCTGATAAATATTCTAAATTTTTTTTCTTTTGTTTTAAATCTTTTTCAGTATTTTCTATTTCTTGATTAAGATTTTCCAATCGTTCAACTTGATCAGCTAAAGATCGAATATTTTCTGTTTTAGTTATGACGTTTGCTTGGTCTGTTTCAAAATCAATCATCTATTTTTCCTTTCTCGTATAGGTTAATTTCAATAGGATAATATTTTCTTTCTTGCTTATCCCATTTTAATAAGTTGTATTTGCCGTTTGTCATGTCAGAAACAATAGAGCATGCAACTCCAATAATGGCAGGATCTCCTGTCAATAAGAGATAATCGAGTGTTCTATATTTTGATAATTCTTTTCTTAATTTAAAAATAAGTGGACCTGGTGAAAATATTATTTGTGAGAGTTCTGGTAATAAAAATTTAAATTTTCCATATTCAGAGGCTCCTAAAATATTTATTTTAGGTCTGCCATCTTTAGTTCCCGGAATTTCTTGAATAACATAGACGATTGGTGGCTCGTTCTTTTTAGTAATATCTTCATACTTTATATTTTCTTTCATGCTTGACAATATAGGTCGGAGTTGTTATCTTGTCAAGTAGAAAGAAGAAAAATTATGAACTATAAATTTAAAACAAAACCATACGCACATCAAATGACTGCGTTGGAAAAATCTTGGAATAGAGAAACTTATGCTTATTTCATGGAAATGGGTACAGGTAAAACTAAAGTGCTTATTGATAATGCTGCCATGCTTTATGATAAAGGTAAAATAGATGGTCTTTTAATTATTGCTCCTAAAGGGGTTATAGGTACTTGGTATAATCAAGAACTTCCCACCCATTTACCAGAGCATATAGAGAATGTGACCGTTTTGTGGCAAGCAAATATTACAAAAACCCAAAGAGAGAAATTAGATACTTTATTTAAAATAGGGGAAGATTTTCATATTCTTATTATGAATGTGGAAGCTTTCAGTACTCAAAAAGGAGTAGACTTTGCATCTAAGTTCTTAGTGTCTCATAATACTTTAATGGTGGTTGATGAAAGTACTACTATTAAAAACCCTAAAGCACATAGAACTAAAAATATTGTTAGACTCTCTACTAAAGCTAAATACAGAAGAGTAATGACAGGTTCCCCTGTTACTAAAAATCCGTTAGACTTGTTTAGTCAATGTTATTTTTTAGATCCTTTTCATTTAGAACATGAATCTTATTATTCATTTAGAACGAGATATGCCATTATGAAAACTGCCCATATATCTGGGCGTTCTATTCAATTAGTTTCTGGTTTTAAAAATTTAGGAGAATTGTCTGATAAGTTAAAACCTTTTTCTTATAGAGTATTAAAAGAAGATTGTTTAGATTTACCAGATAAGATTTATATTAAAAGACAAATTACATTATCCCCTGATCAGAAAAAGTTATACGACCAAATGAGAAAAGAAGCTTTAGCTGTTTTAAATGGAAAACAGGTTACAACTGTTAATGCATTGACTCAATTAATGAGACTCCATCAAATCACATGTGGTCATTTTACTGCTGATGATGGCAGTATCCAAAGAATTCCTAATAATAGAGTAAGCGAGTTAATGGATATATTAGAAGAAACGGAAGGTAAAGCTATTATATGGGCTCATTACCAATATGATATTACAAGTATTATTAAAGAAATTGTTAAGAAATATGGTCCGGGATCCGTGGTCGATTATTTTGGGTTAACGCCACAAAATGAACGAGACACTAATAGAGAGAAATTTCAGTCCAACCCTAAGTGCCGGTTTCTTGTTGGAACGCCGGCTACGGGCGGCTATGGGCTTACTTTGACGGCTGCGAACACCGTAATTTACTATTCTAACGGATATGACCTAGAGAAGCGATTACAGTCCGAGGACCGTGCGCACCGAATCGGTCAAAAGA